TTGCATCAAACTGCATAAGATATAACTTTTTAGTTCCTGCACCAGTGTCATACCATGCTGTTACATAAAGATTTGTATCAACAACACATACAGATTGAAAGATTCCATTGGTTGTAAACTCAGTCCACCCTGCTTTCTTTTCAGCAGGATTAGAATTAAACACAGCTATAGTTCCATCTGAGTTAACAGCAAATAAATAACTTTCTGGTCGATCCAAAGAACCTTGCAATACAACCATTTGATGTGGAGTTTTAATTAAATGTGAAGATACTGTTGATACACTTTGTGATGTGTAAGCATTAACAGTATCAGCAAAGATGTATTGGGATATAGATTTACCAGATGATTGACAATATAATGTAGCACCATCAAACACAAAAGGTCTAACAAAGTTAGAACCAAATGGAGTTTGTCTTTTTATTTGTGCATTGGTTGGAGTAATAGGAGAATTTTGAAATGAAGGAACATAAAACTCTGATGTAGATGTAAACACTTGTAGATCACGATTGGATACAATATGTCGTATAGTATTAATTTCACCTATACTCGCAACCAATTCTATAGCATCATCGTCTGCTGCTGTTCCTACATCAAAGTTAAAAAAGTCATTAGACTTACTGCTCCAAACTGTATCAGGTTGTGATTCTGTTCCTCCAAACCATAATCTATTTTCATGAAACGAAACACAAGCAGGGTATCCACGGACAAGAGAATAAGATTGCTCACTAAACTGAGTTGTTGCAGCATGAGTTGTTATCTTTGGAGCACCACCACCATCAAGAGATGCGTCGGCTGTACCACTTGCTGCAGCAAATCTATATCTATTTTCATCTACTATGGCTGTAATAGAACGAGTACCATTTATATTCGCTGCTGCTAATGTTGCTATTGTTGCAGCTTCTGCAACTATGATACCATCACCTACTTTTAAACCATGATCTACATGGGTAACTTCTATAGATGCAGAACCTTCTGTTGTTCTCAAAGCATTTATATCAAGTTGCTGTTGTAGATTACCTTGCACAGTTCCTGTGACTGTTGTTGCGTTTGTAAATCCAGTAATAAGTATTTCACTATTATGATAACGTAGAGTTACACCTACATGATTTGATGTAAAATAAGCAGCACTAGCTGTGACAGTTATGCCACTACCACTTGCTGCAGATGGATCAATCGTTAAACCTGCTGCATGAAACTTACTGTAAGGTTGGAATATTAAAGTGCTATCTCCATTGGAAGCAAACTCAAATGTTTGCAATTCAAAAGCAGTAAGACTTGTACGAACAAGTTTTTTAATTGGAAATGATTGATGAGTAATAAACATATTATCACCCGATTGAGCATATACCAATTCATGCAATTTAGTATCTGCAAAAGGAACAGCAGCACTATCTGTATCTTGTGTTATAGTAGAAACTAAAGTAACAGCGTCAGAAGTATCTATAGAAAATACTCTTATTTTTGCATTCTCTAACGACACTATGTATCTTTCATCGTCTGAGAATATAAAAGGAACAAGCCTTGCTTGCTGTGTTCTAGCCAGTGATTCACTTGTAACAGCAAGTCGAGTACCATCTGAACTCTTGGCAGTAAGAAAACCAGTAGGGCTAGGAGATGTTTCTGTTACAGTAATAACCGCTGCACTTGGATTGGCTACTGTAAAACTAGCGTGAGCATTAATAGTTGTATAAATATTATCTGCTGTTGTATTGTTATTTGTATTCGGTCTAAATCCTGTAGAGCTAGCAGGGTCACTTGCTCCTGCTGCTTCAGCAGTAAAGACAACCTCTACACCTGCTGATGTTGTAAGAGTTATTGTTGCACCTACAGCTATATTCGCATAGTCGGCTACAGTTATTGTACAGGCATTTTCATTAAGAGTTATATCGTAAGTGTATATATGTTTTGTTCCAGAGCGTTTAATAACTCCACCCTCTGCACGTAAGAAAAAGTTCTGCACTCGTTGAGCAGAACTATTATATATTTCACTATCAGTACGAGCAATTAAAGATGGACTAACTTCACCGTATTGAAAGTTTTGTATAGGGACTTTAACTTTCTGCACTAACTTCTCCTATTTGTAAGAAACCTAGAAGTAATTAATTTGCGTGATGTTTGTTGTTGAGAATCAATACTTCGTGCTTTTGCCATGAGTGCAGTCGCTTGTTGTTGCATAAGAGAGCCAAGACTTGCATCCCTTGCTAAAGAAAAAGATAAAGGTACAGCCAGTGCATACTCAACAGCTAGTGAAAAGTATGAAGGCCAATCAACCTCATTTGCACGATATGAATAATCAGCAATAACAATATCATTATCTGTAGTGTCGGCATATATTTTATCCCCATAGATTTGATAATCAACTACGTTATCATTTATAGTAACGGCATGAACCATTAATGTATCTGTAGGTAACTGATACGCTTTATCGTATCGACCAGTGGGTGCATCTGTAAGTAAATTTAAAACACTTTGATTGGTAGCAAATCTCCAACGAGCATTAACTAAAGCTGTCTGTGCAATGTCTTCATAGAGGTTTGACGTAATCAAAGATTCAGTTGTGCCATCACCAAAGGATGTTATAGGTTCAGCACCGATAAGAATCAATGCTCGACTTGCTATGTCTACTGGTGAGTTTGCTTTTGTGCTTGTTACCATTTTAATAAATGGGGGGCTATTAACCCCCCACTCCTTTAATCGCCATCAGTATTTGTAACAACAACACCGTTCGTTATATCAACTACAGAGCCGTTATTTGCATTCACATAAGCATGGGTAATAACAGGTGTTCCACCTGTAGATGTTACCGTAATGATTAAGTCATTTAAGTTCAGCATATTTGCTGCGTCATTAAAATAACCTGCTGTGTTTGCGTCAGCAATAGTATCTGTAGAAACATAATACCAAAGCCTTTGTCCTGATGCTCCACCAATAAGGTGTAATCCACTTGCTGCATAAGCCATGTTTATACCTCCTATTAGTTATTATCAAGAAGCTCATAGATACCGTTGTCATCTATAACAACAGAACCCATGGACATCATTGAGGTTGCAAGGTGAGAAACTTTCTCAGGAACATAATTAAGTTCCGTACTAACATCTGCACCAACTCCTAAACCAACAGCAGAAGTATGATAACACAAACTCTTACCTGCTGCGATTGCAGAGGTTGAGAATATATTGAAACCTAAGAATTGTTTCATTGTCATCCCACCTGCGTAGGGTAGGTTTTGCTCACCAACAAAATCACTAGAAGCAAATTCAGTGATTGAGAATAAATCAGCAAACCCTTTTGGGTGCATAGCAATGTATCGTCCACCGTCTTCTGGTAGATTCGCAGTGCCAAATGTTTCAAAAACAGAAAGCAAGTCAGCTTTTTCAACAGCAGAACTTGTGTCATGTATTTGAGTAGAGTTAGCACCTGCATCCATTGCAGTTACAAGTATCTCATCGGTCTTTCGACCTAGAGCAGCAGCAGCAGATTTTGCAACAGCTTGTCTTTCATCTATGTTTGTTTTGAGTTCATCTAACTTATCGATATACTCAGCTGCATAGAAGTCAGACATTGTAGCTTCTACTGTGGTATGTGCTAAATCCATTGGAGTTACCATACCGTTTCTAGACTTTGTTGAAGCAGAACCAGTACCAATCTTTTGGAAACGAACAACGCTTCCTGCAACATTGCTTACTGTGCGAACTGTGTTCCGTAGCTTTGATCCCATTCTTTGGTAAGCCATATGAACTTCAGATTCAAACTGCTTAATAAAGGCTGTGTCGATTGTATTTGCCATTGAGCAAATCCCCTTTTATTAAGTTGCGTGGTATCTCTGGTTATCTGATTTTCACCTCAACACGATTGTCCCTTGGGGTCGCTTAGTGCATTACAGGCCTTGATGTGTCATTATAAATACTACTTTTAAATTTATTGCAACGATTAAATCGAAAAAAATCATACCCATGATGATTTTCTATTATCTCTTGGAAAGAAAAACCACACCATTGTAGCCATTGTATTGTCTTTTCATGGTCTACTGGGACTACATTCTCTATGTTTTCATACTCTGCTTGAAGCAATTCAATTATACTACATTGCTTCAAAGCTCTTAAAAAAAGCATATAGTTTCTATCTATATCTTTTGTACCTAACATCCATACTGAAGCTGTTCCTTTTAAATCTTCATACTCAGTAGTCCCACACATAGCAACAGGCTTACCATTTATTAAGATTGTATAGGTTTCATCTGGATTCTCTATAACAGATTCCATTAAAGCTGAAAAAGGTTCACTGCCAAATATAGCACACTCTCGTATATCTGACAGCCTCATGTTCTGAGAAACAGGCATTACATCAGCTATCTTAGCTTTTGATAATGATATATTTCTAAGAGAAGATAAAATCTCTCTACTTATATATTGACTTGAATCCATTCTCTACTTCTCTGACGACATCAGGATTACGTTTGCTAGGATTCCAATACTCTTCTTTGAGCATAAGTTCTCTAAGTTGTGCTTCATTTGTTGTGTTTGTAACAGCAGAAGCTTGACTTATGTTCACACCTTTGTTTTGTTCTTGTATATGTTCAAGGACTTTAACTCCATCAGCCGTAGCTGCTAGCTGTTCTACTGCTCCTATTAAATCTTTAGGAAAGTATTGATTCGCAAATAAAGATGCAGCTTCAACTCTTACATTTGCATTGTCACCTAGCTTTTGCATTTCCTGTTCTGGGTTTGGAAGTGTTTCACTTATTTGATCCAGATACATCATAATGCCAGAGTTAAATTCATCTTGGCTAAATCCATTCTCATATGAATGTGTTGACCACCAATCTAATAATTTATTATCTGTAACAGCCCCCATATCCAAAAGACCTTGAGCTTCATCACTTATAAGGTAATCCCCTTTTGTCTCAGGACGATCTGCATATGCAATCTCTTCCTGTTCCTTCATAAACTTTTCTTTAAACTCTTCTTCTTTTTTACCAACCATACTTTCCAATTCAGTATAAGACTTAGCTAAGTCTTCTGCTTTGGTAAACTTTTCTGGCAACCATTCGGGTCTGTCAGGTGTAGGAAGAGTATCCATTGCTGCATCAACAGCAGGTGTTTCACGTGAAACATTATCTTCTGTTTGTGTTGCCATAACATCAGCAACAGTGTTTTGTTCAACTTGCTCGTTCATTATTTTTCACCTTATGTGCGTGTTGGATTCTTCTATCTATTAAGCCAACTATATAACGCTGACCTTCGAGGTGACGCAACTCTGCGTCTGTAACATTAGGACCGTTAACAGCATCTATCGTTATACTTTTTAAATACTTAAATACTTCTTGTCCTAAATCTGTATTAAACAATGACGCTGT